GCATAAATTTCATATAATCGTACTTTTTTTGAACTCCATTGCGTTTGAAGATTAGGCTCCTGCGGGGGCCAAACCTATCCCATAGGATAGTCAGCAGGCATTGCATAGCCAATCGGCTACGAGCAGTACTTCTACCATCAGTAGATGTAACAGTCAAGTCAACAAAAGCAGTATCTCCGTCTGGTCTATGTAGGTAATGGGTAGGCTTATCTGACTCGTTAATTACCCTAGCCACAGCTACGCCTACTATTTCATCGCCATCCTTGGCAACCCCAACCATGCCACGCTGGTTGTACCAACTAAACCATTCTCTGAAGATAGGCCAGCGGGATTCTGGCACTCCAGATAGCTCAACATATTCCATAGCGTTCATATGGTCTTCTGGATCTGGATTGTGTCTGGGTTGGCTGCTGCAATTATTTGACGGACAGAAAACTGCCCTGTTGCGCTTGCAACCTTGATGGCCAAGTTACGCCACTTCTCGTAGGTGCGTAAATCATTAGCAACCCTATTCCTTGAGGAAGCAGTAAGAACGGCTGGTAGAACGAATGGCAGGGTTAGCTCGGTGCTAGATGCGTCTATATTGGCTAATACCGAGACAAAGGATGAATCTGTATCACGCTGTATAAATACGTCAACATCTTCGCTAAACGTCTTGTCGAAGCTTATCTCAAAGTGACTACCATGTTTGTCTGCAAAAGGATCGCCAAAGATAAATGCCCTGGTAGAAACATAAGATTCGTAATATGAACCAGCATCCTTGTAGTCACCCTCTAGCGTTGAGTCTAGGGTCTTGTAACCATTGTAGTTTGTAATTAAGCCATTAGAAGATTTTGCAGCAAGCCTGCGTCCTAGCGCACTAAAGTTTGTCTGGGTAAGTTGGATGGCTCCGTAGCTCCATGTTCCCTCAAAGGATTGCAGGATTGTGTTGTAAACTATTAAAGCGTTACAGATGTCGCTGGAGTTTGTAGGCACAGCAAGTATATACCTATTATCATGGAAGATTGCGTATGACCTACCAATTTCAACTGGATTGATGGTAAGGATAACGTCCTTGATAACCTCGCTCAAAGGTAGTCCTACTGATGTAAAGTCATCGGCAACAGAACGACTAAGCGAGCGTATGCCATCTGATGCCAAGAAAAATATATCTGAATTGACCTGCACTGCTGACTTTTCAGCCGCGCATCCGACTGTTGAACTAACCTGTTCAACCACCCAATCAGCAGCAGAAGTCATATCGGCTGGGATAGTTACTTGGTAAATCTTGGATGCCTTAAATACAACAAGGCGGTTGGCATAGTACGGAACAACAGAGATTATCTCTTCTCCATCATTTCCACCAACAACGATGCTATTGGTCGCTGCCCATAGGCCAGCATCAAGAAGGTCGGAGCAGTAAAGAGTATTACGCGATACATCGCTACCAACACCAAACAACCTATTCCCGCTTGTAACAAGTATTCGCATTCCAACAGGAGGTATGCCCATAGAGGGAGTTCCAACTGCCCCAGAACCATCGCCAATAATTGTTACAGTAGGTGTTGTAGAATAGCCACCACCAGAATTATCCGAGACAACAATGCCAGTTACGGCTCCGCCAGCTACTGTTGTAACTAGGGTTGGTGGTACGCCACCAAGGTCAGGGCTACTAATAATTGCCGTTGCAGATGTGTAGCCAGTTCCAGCAGTAGCCACAGTAATTGCCCTTAGCTTTCCACCCTGCTGTTTTACGCTCGCGCCATCCCAAACCATTAGCGGTCCAGCCCCATCAACCAGATATTCAAGGTCATTGAACTGAGTCATATTGACTCTTGATGTTGCTGAAACTAGATAACCATTCTGCCATACTTGATTCGTTGTAGACCAAGTCGAAGTTGTGGCTGACCAAGTTGCAAGAGATGGCTGCCTTGTTGCAACTCCTGCATTGTTTATAGAAAACAATCTTCCGCTGGAAACTGTAAGCAATTGTTCGTTGCTAGAAGTATCGTAGTAGCCAAGTCCACCAACTGAAGTTGAGCCTGTTGTGGTGGCTCCTGTGGAGAAGCTTGCAAATCCGTACCTAGTCTCCACTCTGCCCTGGGGAGACAGGGTCATGTTCTTTAGCTCTTGTACTTGGTTCTCTGCCAAGTTATCCGATTGAATCCCGCTGGCCTGCCCTCCGTTGAATTGACGGATTCCGTCAAACGCCAGCACGTCATCGGTTGCGTCCGTAAAATAAGGCATTGCTTTAGCCTCCTAGATAATCTCTTCGATGGATAATTCGCCCAGGCTTGCTGGCGTGATCTGCTTCATACCGCCAACCTGGGAGAGTTCGTAGTTAGCCATTGCAGCGAGATCGGCGTTAGCGGCCTGCGTAACGATCTGTGACTTACCATACTGACGCTCACGCTCTAAGGCATCGGCGTGGGTTAGGGCTAGGACAACGTGGCTGACATGAGGCAGGCGAAGTTCATCGTTGATTGAGCTTGCAGATGGAGGAAAGTCAACAACATAATTGGTTCTGGTTAAGCATTGAAGCTTTTCAACAACTAAAAGCGTATTTGTGCTGGTAGTTTCTAAAATTGGGTAAAGATCAAGTTCGGCTGTCCCGCCAGTGTTTCGACCCTTGAAGTAGAAGAATACAGGCGTGCCTGTGCTGGCGTTATCAAGCAAGGAAGAGTTTTGGCTGACAATAGTTGATAGATCCATTGCCTGTAGCTCGGAGTTATTATAAGCAACCGAAAGCGGGTTCTCTACGTTTGATCCAAGAGTTACTGTCCTGCTACCAGCGGTAACGGCGTAGGTAGATGTTGTAACAGTCTCCCGCCAAGCTGCAAAGTTCCAAACCCGCCTATAGTTTAGGCTGGCTGACTTTTGCAGGAAGGTAAGCGTATCGGCATCAGTCTTGCCAATTTTCTCGCCTGCGTATTGGGCGATTTCGGTTAGGGTCATTTGGCTTCGGACTGCTCTTTAGCTTGGTTGCGAATCTTTTCTATCAACTCGAATACCGCCTCATACGGAGCACGCCCAAGGCAGGCTAGGATGGCATTTACTTCTTGGATGGATAGGTCGAGTTTCATGCGGCCTCCAGTGCTTCAATGCGTGATTTGAGAGAATCGTTTTCGGATTTTAGTTCTTGGATTGCCTTGGCAAGCACTGGAATAAGGTTTTGGTAAGCAACGCTATAATAACCTTCTGTACCGCCATGCTGAACAACTCCGTAGATATAAATCTGCCCATCCAAAGCAGTCAGCAACTCTTGTGCAATAAACCCGCTTTGGATGCTTTGATCGCTAGACCAAGTTTCCTTGTATTTGTAAGTAACTGGATTTAGTTTTTCAACCACATCCAGCCCAGATGCAAGTGGCTGAATATCTTCTTTAATGCGTGAATCCGATCCGTTGACATAAGCACCAGCACCCCACACTCCAGTTCCATTAACTTGAAGATTGTAGGCTCCTTGATCGGTTGTGCCTGCGATATAAACCTCTCCACCACTCGTAATGCGGAGGCGTTCTGTTCCTGTGCCAGTTGTTCCAGTTAAGAATCTTAAATCACCACTATTACCACCACCGCGAAATTGTATTGTTCCCCCCTTATTGGTTGCCCCACCATATATTTCAATAAGTCCAGTGGTTGAATCTCCTGATAAAATTCCTAATGGACTACTTTCATTTCCAAGTAAATTTATATTAGCTGAAGATGTAATAGTTCCACTCGCAGTTAAAGTTCCATTTACATTAAGTTTTGCAGTCGGACTCACAGTTCCCACGCCAACATTTCCACTCGCATCCTTATAAATCTGCCCACTGCCAATGTTTACCACATTTGTAGATCCAGTAATTGTTCCAGTTGCGACAAGCGTACCAATCGTTCCAGTTGTGCTATTGAGAGTACCAATCGTTCCCTGAGTAAATATGGCCGATCCTTGGCTAATGTTAGCCGTGCTAGAGGTAAGAGACTGAATAGTTCCAGTAGTGCTGTTGAGTGTAGCGATTGTTCCAGTAGTACTATTGATCGTTCCAAGGGTAGAAAGTTGTGCGACATTTAAGTTGCCAGTTAGGTTTACGCCTGTAAAAGTACCATTGGTCAGAGTATCGTTTAACAACTTCTGAACTGTTACGCGATTGGCAGCACCACTATCTCCATTATCGACATCCGCAATAAGAAGCTGATCTGCCGTACTGACAGTTGCAGACATTGCTGTTTGTTCGGAAATTAGGCCAGTATAAATGTCCAGTAGCCCAGCAATGTTGTTTAGCTTTGCGCCTGTTACTGTATCGCCATCGGCAAAAGATTGACCTGCGTTAAATTTACTCATGTTGTAAACCTCATTGCGGTTGCGTATAGCGTTCCTGCGGGAGTTGTGCCGTGGGAAACTGTATCTGTATTAAGTATTACATATCGAATCGTATCTGCCGATTCAACCCTAAACGAAGGAATGAGCCTTTGAGCCAAGGTAGCGTTTGTTCCTGTGCTTGAGCCAATTGATGTAAGCCCACCAAAGACGATGTCTCCCAAGGCTGCGCCTGTTACCGCAAATGTTCCTGTTGTAACATTTGATCCCGCTGTAGCCGAGTCTAGGTCTTGGAATGTAGAGCCAGTAAACGCTGCTGTGCCAAAGCTAACCTTGGTTATGTTGGGACCAGTTGCGCCAATCTCCAGAGTGCCAACTGTTGCTTTACCAGTAACAGAAAGAGAGCCTGTGCTACTCACGCCTCCTGTGGATAGTTGCAAGGCGGAAGACGTATTATTACCATCGGTAATAGTCTGGATCGTGCCGTCAATACCAGTAAGACCGCTAGTTTTCATTAGCTGGACGTAACTGGTCGAAATGTTCTGCGTTCCAAGTGTAGCCATTTTATCTCCTATCCGTTAAAGCGGTGTTTAAGTACATCCCACGCCATTGAGCAGGCCAGCCCAACGACTCCAGCTACAGCCAAAACCTTCGTCTTTAAGGTTTCCAGCGCACCTAATCTATTAGCTGTATCTCCGTGAAAAGCAAGTGACCTTTCTACCATCGAGTACAACGTCATCTGGCGTTCTTCCATTCGCACCAAACGCTCTGATACGCTAGATACCTTCTCGCGCAGATCCGCTACCTCATCAAGACTCACGGCCCTTACCCTCCAAGTATCTTAGTGCAACTGCAAGATGGACAACCGCATCCGTCACTTCGTCCCGATTGCGTCCATCGTCCACAATCCGCTTGATTGATCGGTTGACAGATAGAAGGTGTTTCACCTTGCCCACATACTTTGTCTCCTTGACCATGTTGTTGTTTTCTACAGCAAACTTCATCGCCTCTTTGAAGCAAGTGTACTCGGCTCGCGTCATTATCAAACGCAAACTCAAATTGATCAGCCAGATGCCTATGGTTTTCATCTTTAATAAGAAGACTTGTTATTCAAGGTTTGACCCTACGCCAACCCATAACCGCCATGAAGTTGTCTGGAAAATCTAAACCTTCGGGGTTCAGCTTGTTCGCAGACATCTCATACTCAATGCCTTTCGCTTTTTTTTGCAAATTAGAAGGCTTTTCTTTGCACGTTTTTTTAGACATGACAACAGATTGCGCTTTTCTATATGTATTGTGGTTCATATTACAGGCTGGCTGAATATGGCAGAGTTTCGGTTCCATATGTAAGTCTGGATGAATATATGATGTGTAGATTCATTTAACCCCCCCTGTTTCAGGTTGGGCGGGGTTAAAAGCGGGGGTACGGCCTGCGTCATCGGCGGCTCCCATGTCGCTGTAATCTGGTAATGGGTTCATGTCACGCTGGTCATGTTGCCGTGGAGAACATGAGCAGAGGAGCAAGGTGAGGAGGATGAGGGGCATTAGGCTATTTTTACAAATCTAATATAAGAACCAGTTGAAAGGATGGTTGCGTTGGCGGCATCTGTTGCGTTTCTTTGTGCAATTTCAAACCCAAAAGTTTGAGCAGAGGTTAAAATAAGTGTTCCATTTAGCCATGTGGCTAGTGCTTGTGCCGCTGCTCCTGTATTTGCTGATACTAAAAATTGTGGATTAGTATCTGCTCTGCGTGATGCTCCTTGATCAATCGTTAAGCTAAAATATCCAGTTCCGCGCAATACACGATTAACAAAACAACCAGAACCAGAAAGAGTTGATGTAAGCTGTATTTGTATTCCAGCAGTAACAGATGCTGTACTTCCTCCAGCCCACCCATCATATTGATAAGTTCCAGCAGGAAGAGTTAAAAATTTGGTGCTTGCAACAAAAGATGTGGACGCAGATTGCGTAAGCGTCGTGTCGTAGAGCGTGAAGATTTGCGGAGTGGAACGAAAAATCGGCATCGCCTACTCCTTAGGTTAGACTTGTGACGTAAGCAGTCCCACTACTTGCGAAGATACCACCAACAAGGCCAGTATAGGTTACTGGCATTTCAAACAGATCACCGCTACTAAGACGCACTGTGTAGGATGTGGTGCTGGTAGTTCCTGTGCCAAGGGTGACGTGAAGATTGCCAGGGCCTTCGTTGTATATTTCTAAACCAAACCTATTGCTATTGGCAGTAGCAAGAGTTCCGTAGCTTGTAGATGTAAATGTAGATGGTCCTGTTCCACCACTCGTACTCGGAGCCGTCAACACGCCGTTGGCAACATCCGCCTGGAGCGTGGTCAGTAACGCTTCGATGTCACCTAGATTTACATTGATTACGGAAGTACCGCTTGAGATAGCCTCAATGTCTTCAATGATCTTATTCCACTGGCGGCCCATGTTAAGACCTTAATCCTTGCGAGCGTAGATTGCCATCGCGCCACCAGTTAACGCCACTTGGTCAATGTCTCCATAGACAGTAACGCCAGCGGTAAAGGTTGCAGCGGTAGTCGCACCACTAATGACAAGAGTTGCGGTAGAAAGCGTTAGGGCAGTTACGGCATCGTAGCTTCCAGTATTAGTGGAAGCTGACGATGCAATAATTGTCCCGCCATTACCAAGAACAAGGCGAGATAAGAGTCGCATTAGGTGTGAAGGGCAATTCTGTACGAAGTGCCGTTAAGAGTTACATTCAAGGACGCAGGGGCTGTTGCAACAGTATTAACTGTGCCACCGCTGGAACTTGCCGTAATCTCAAACACGTTAGCAAAACTAGCAGAATCAAAGCGTAACGCTTTGTTCTTAGCCTTGCGAATATTCCGCATAAACTCAGTAGCCATATTATTTTCTCCTTAAAGTAGCACGTTTGATACTATCTGGCGTGTACTTGCTTTTAAACCTACTGCCAAGCTTTTGTTCCTGGCGGTAGTACCCCTTCATCAAATTTGTTTCATTAACTCCCAGCGGGTTGTCGAGGGGTTCGCCAACACCCACTAGGGTCAATTTTCGAGGGACTGTGAATCTTTTAAGGTAACGAGGGACTGAATCCCTTTCGGCTACTGTCTTTTCGAGTTCGACAACTTTTCCATTTCTGGTGTCCTCGTACTCGTAAACAGGCATTAGCTATAGTTTTCCTTATCAGATTCCTCGGCCATCTTCATCATCTTTTCTTCTTCGGACATTGAGTTTTCACCTTCAGACATATCTTCAGATTTGTCCTTAGGAGCATTCTCACCAACGGCATGTTCCACCATAACGTGTGCCACGCCATTCTTGATCATGTCAATCGTCCCAGAAAGTTCAACAGAATCGCCAACCTCTGGGGCAACATTCTCGCTGCCATCGTTCATCTCGAACTTGGAGACAGGTAGCATTACCATTCCAGATTTTGTCATTTTTTCCATTGGTTTTTCAGATGAGTAAGAGGCTGGGGAGGTTTGACCCTCCCCAGCTTTCCTAGGTCCCATAGCGATTACTAGGGTTCCCATTTAATTATCAGCTATAGTTAGACTTCGCAACGATGACTCGGAAGAACCGAGTATCGAGTTGCTTTGCCGCATAGAACGTCTTGAAGGACGCTACGATGCGCTGTCCGTAAGGATCAGATTTGTCAGCCGCGTCAAGGATCGTGACCTTCGGGGAGAAGGGCGAGCCAGAAGCCGCGAGGCTGGACAAGTTAGGAACACCAAACGCACCACCACCGAGGAGGACGTTGGCGTAACCAGTGTTAACACCAGTTGTTCCCACGCTGAGTTCGGCGATACCAGAGGCAGAGGTGTTGAAGGTCTGGACGTTGGTCGAAGAAATGACCGACACGCCAAACAACTTGCCAATTTCACCTTTGAAGATGGCTTCGGGATTCGAGTAGCTCGAAACCTTCAACCAATCATCATCCTGCTGGAGATCCCGAATCACGGCAGGGTGCGCTACGAGAGCGTATCCGTCCTTGATTTTAGGAGCGCGAGCGATGAACAACGAAGTCGCACCATCGAGCAAGTCGGTGGCGGTCATTGCGCTGTTAGCAACTG